GATTCGATCCAGTCTCGCGCTTCCGTTTCGCTACCGAACACTTCTAACAGACGGTCGCGCTCATCTTTGTAGCCAACGGAGTAAACCCAATACCAGGTAGTCATTTGATTTCCGGTGTATCAGAAAGCCCAAGCAGGAAGTCGGCGGACACGTCCAGCGTCTTGCAGATCCGCAAAAGCATGCTCATGCTCGGGGTGTGCTTGTCCATGCGCATCCACGCTACGGTAGACGTGTTGCAGTCAAGTTCCATCGCCAGCCGGTTGCTGCGCATCTCTTTTCTGTTCTGCGCTTTCATCAGCCGAACCCCGAATGTGTCTTGCATTTTCTATCTCCTCTACTGCTTCCGTGAATAGTTTGGCGAACCCGTGCATTTTCAACATGTCGCACGTGATCGCTGCGTCCAACAGCCTTTGAACAAGCGGTGTCATACGCAATCCTTATAGTGTTGGCACTTCGCGCACGCTTCAGCCAGATCGCCGCGACGCAGTTCGGGAAGCGGTTTATGGCGTTTGCGTTTGCCGATCAGCGCCGCCGCTTTCTCGATCCTGCCAGCCAGTTCGCTACTCGCTTTCCGGTTATTCGGCGGGTCGTATGACAGCTGGTAGAGAAGTGAGAGCGATGTTTCCGCGTGCGCCGCCAGTTCGCGCTTCTCGTCAATCGTTGATTCTTTCATCCATGATTTGAATTTGGCAATCGTCATCAGTCGAGTCCCCAATCCTTTCGGATAACTTTTGCGTTCCGGACCTCCTCTTCCCATTCAGCGAGAATCGCACGCAAAGCATTTGCGGTTTCGTACCAACCTTCCTCCTCAAGAAGAAGTGCAGCGCCTCTCATCGTATCCCGCTTTTCGTTCGTCAATTCCATCAAATCCCCCTATCCTCAAATTCCTTCCTGTTACGCCGTTCAAAGCGACGTGTCCACTCGTCGCGCTCTTTCTTCAGTAGTACTTCTCGGATCATGGCGAAGATGCACAGCATGCCAACTGCTGCGCATCCCACGATCAGACCGATTGATGTGTCATCCATCATGGCGTCATTTCTTCCACTTCTGACCGTGCTGCATACGCGCGGCGATGTCTGCGATTGCGACAGCTTCCCAATAAGCAAGTTTGTGCTCGTCCGCGTAATCCGACAGTTTTTTGCTTGCTGCTTTTTGCTCCCCGGCTTCGAGCATGTTAGCGAGTTCAAGGGCCAACATTTCACCTTTACTTTCTACGGCTTGAAGGGGCTGTACCATGTCTGTTCTCCGTTGTTGATGACTTCACTATAGCAAATGCGAAACAGCAATGCAAGTGCAAAAAGACCTTGACAGCGAAATTTTCCGCGACTAAATTACGAACCGCAGTCACCCACCAAAGGAGATACAAATGTCATTGGAAGCAAAGATCGAACTGCTGACCGCAGCAGTCGTTGAACTGACGCGCGTTATGCAGTTGAAACCGAATCCGGTCAGTGCGCCGCTTGATGAGATCAAGCCGACTCCGATTACCAACATCACCGAACCGGTTCGCAAGGAACAGGCGGAAGGCCCAAACGAGAAATGCTCGCCCACTACCGACACTTCGCCGCCTTCCTCGACCGAATCGCCAGCGGTGACTTACGATGACGTGAAGGCCGTCACCATCGCGGTTAGCAAGATCGACAAGGCGAAGGCTGTCGCAGGCCTCGCGCGATTCGGCGCTAAGAACGCGAAGGAACTGACAGAAGCGCAATGGTCGGACTACGTCGATTACATGACGAAGGTTCATGAAGGCGAGATCGATCCGGAGTCTTCGCATGAGTGACGAATACCACGCACTCGCAAGCCCCTCATCGTCAGCCAAGTGGCTGAACTGTGCGAACTCATTGGCCATGGAGATCGGCCAGCCGGAAGGCGACAACGGCGCCGCAGACCTGGGCACGGACAAGCACGAACTGCTGGCCCTGTGTCTGGAGTTCGGCAAAGACGCGATGGACTATGCGGGCCACATTCTCAAGAAGGGACACACGGTCAACAGGGAGCTCGCAGCCGATGTTCAAACTGTGCTGGATAGCATTCGCGACCGCATACACGGTTACGAGCTTCGTTCTGGAGTGGTTACCGTCGAGATTGAGCAAGACGTTCCTATCGAACACATCACGGGCGAAGCTGGTGCAACTGGTCGTGTTGACGTTGTGCTGTTTGTTGTCTTTCCTGATGGCACTGATGTTGACGTGATCGACGCCAAATTTGGCTATCAGGAAGTGCTCGCAGAGAACAACACGCAGGGGCTGATGTACATGTCCGGCGTGATCGAGAAGTTCTCACTTGTTGACGAGTTCCGCAACGTGTCGTTCGTGATCGAACAGCCGCTTCGCACGAACAGTGAGTGGACGGTTACGTCTGCCATCATCAACGAGTGGGTTGAGTGGGCCTCGCCGCGCGCCGCCAAGGCAATCCTGATTCACAAGATGGCGGGTGAGCGCGCGCTGAAGGAAGAGGACTTCGCGCCAGCCGAGAAGACCTGTCAATGGTGCAAGGCGAAAGCGGTTTGTCCTGCGCTCTTGAAGAAGGTGGAAGAGACGATCGGTATGGATTTCGATGAGAATCTGATTGAACCCCAACGCGAAGTCAACGCGATAGCGATTGACCTTCTCGGTTCGAAGTTCGCTCAGCTGGAACTCATCGAAGACTGGATCAAAGCGGTACGCGCACGCATCGAAGCGGAAGTCCTGAACGGTCGCCCGGTGCCTGGCGTGAAGGTAGTTGCGGGCAAGAAGGGTAATCGCGCCTGGGCTTCTGAGGAAGAAGCGGAAGCGATGATGAAGAAGTTCAAGATGAAGCAGGATCAGATGTACAGCTTCAAGCTGCTGGGTCCGAAGCCAATTCTTGATGCGCTGAAGGATCAGCCGCGACGCCTGAAGCAGATCGAAGCACTGGTCGTGCAGCCCGCTGGCAAGCCTCATGTGGTTCTGGAGTCGGACAAGCGTCCGGCGATTGAGCTTACACCTGTCGAAGATGGCTTCGATACTGTTGACGATCTGTGCTGATATGAAAGCAGCGCCCGGAAGTGATTTAGCACGCGCAAGGCAAGCAGCGCACCGTGCCTTCGATCCGATCTGGCAAAACGGAACGATGACGCGTAGCGAAGCTTATGCCTGGCTTGCCAAAGAGCTAGATTTGAAGCCGGAAAAATGCCACATGTTTCAGATGGACATCGCTACCTGTCACAAGGTTTGCAATTTATCAATCGCTTTTGATTTTGAGTAACTTTTAAGGAGATTTGAAAATGGGTACTATCGTTCAACTGAAGCACGTTCGCATCGCATTCATCGATGATCTGTTCGAACCGGGTCAATACGAAGGCAAGGGCGATTTCCGCCATACCGCCACGTTCATCGTGGAACCCGGTTCGGCAAACGACAAGGCGATTCAGGCTGCTATCGAGTCGGAAGCCGCCGCCATGTGGGGCAAGAAGGCGGACAGCATGCTTGAAGACATGCGAGGGAACAAAAACAAGTTCTCGTACATGAAGAACAAGAAGGACAAGACGGGCGAAGTGTACGACGGCTTCGAAAACATGTACGCGCTCTCCGGCGTGCGCAAACAGAAGGATGGTGCGCCGCTCTTCCTCCACAACGTGAAGGACCCGTCCACCGGCAAGGCGCAACGCCTGACGGGCAAGGAAGGCATCATCTACGCAGGGTGCTATGTGAACGCCAAGGTTGAGATGTGGGCGCAGGGCGGCACGTATAGCGGCATGCGTTGCGGCCTCCTGGGCGTGCAGTTCGACGGCCCTGGCGACAGCTTCGGCGGCGCGAGCCGCACGACGGATGACGGCTTCGATGCCGTCGATGCGGAAGACGAACTGGCGTAAGCATTACCCGTCGCCGGCTACGGGAACCAGAAAGCCGGCCTGTTTATTGGAGTGTTTGGATATCGTGAGTTGCAGCTCCTAAACACGCCTCGGCAAAGGCCTCCCCGCGGAGGGGACCGAACATTCCAATAAACACGAAGGAGATAAAAAATTGAAACTCTGGTGGGATTTAGAAACCTACTCCGAAACCCCAATCAACGACGGCGCGCACCGATACGCAGAGAACGCACAGGTGCTGCTGTTCGCGTGGGCGGTCGATGACGGGCCGGTTCAGTGCTGGGATGCGTCGGACGGATATTCGCAGATGCCGGGAGCGCTATGGAGCGCTATCCAGTCTGCGGATGAGTTTTGGGGGCATAACTCGGGGGGCTTTGACAGAGTAGTAATGCGCCACGCGATGAAGCACGTCTATTCAGAGATGCCAGAGCACATGCATCGTGACACTATGGTGCAGGCCCTCTGCCACGGGCTACCCGGTTCGCTTGGAGCCCTGTGCGACATCTTCCGCCTGGGCGCAGACGTTGCGAAAGACAAACGCGGCAAGCAATTGATTCGCGCCTTCTGTATGCCCCAGCCCACGAACCAGAAGTTGCGGCGCAAGACGCGCGAGACGCACCCGGCAGAGTGGGCGGAGTTTATCGAGTACGCGAAGTCGGATATCACGTCGATGCGCATCCTGCATCAGAAGATGCCGAAGTGGAACTACCCCAATCACGAATTCGAATTGAAACTTTGGCAACTGGATCAGCGAATCAACAGTGAGGGAATTTATGTCGATCTTGAACTATCTGCGAAAGCCATCGAAGCGGTTGACGTTGCGCAAGCCCAGCTCGCAACCCGCGTGGATGAGGTTACCGACGGCGCAGTTGGAAGCGCGACACAACGTGACAAGCTACTACAGCACATTCTTTCAGAGTACGGCGTTTCTCTGCCAGACATGCGGGGAGATACTCTCGAAAGGCGACTTGCCGACCCATCACTGCCCGATGGAGTAAAAGACCTGATCGGCATTCGACTTATGGCGTCTACGTCGTCAGTCAGCAAGTACAAGCGCGTGATGCGCTGCACATCTTCAGACGGCTATCTGCGCGGCGTGATCCAGTTCTCAGGCGCTGGGCGCACAGGACGCGACGCAGGTCGCCTGTTCCAGCCGCAGAACCTGATGCGCCCGACACTGGAAGCCGACGAGATCGACATGGGCATCGAGGCTATCAAGGCGGGTTGCGCGGATCTGGTGACGGACAACGTGATGGAGTTGTGTGCGAACGCGATGCGCGGCGTTATCATCGCGCCGCCGGGGCAGAAGATCGTAGACGTGGACCTGTCGAACATCGAGGGGCGCGTACTGGCATGGCTGGCTGGTGAAGAGTGGAAATTGCAGGCGTTCCGGGACTTTGATGCGGGCAACGGGCCGGATCTGTACATCGCATCATATGCGCGCACGTTCCGGGTAAGCCTGGAAGAAGCAAAGCGCCAGATTGGCAAAGTGTTGGAGTTGTCAATGGGCTTCCAAGGCGGTGTTGGCGCTTTTGTAACGTTCGCTGCGGCTTTCAGTATCGACCTGGAAGCGCTCGATGGTGGCGCGATCCCCGCTGATGTTTGGGCAGAAGCGAAGAACTTCTACGAGTGGACGCTTGAACAGAAGCGGCCTACGTTCGGGCTGAGCAAGAAGGCATTCATGACTTGCGATTCACTTAAACGCCTGTGGCGCCGCGCGCATCCGGGTATCGAATCGCTATGGAAGGCAGTGGAGAACGCGTGCGTAGAAGCGGTCAATAACGAAGGCGAAAACTTCACCGCTGGCAAGTGCACCGCCACCCGTAAAGGAAACTGGCTTCGCATCGTCCTGCCGTCCGGTCGAGCGCTGTCGTACCCCGCACCGCGCGCCGAAGACGGCAAGATCAGTTTCATGGGTATTAACCAGTACAGCCGCAAGTGGTCCCGCATCAGCACGTACGGCGGCAAGCTGGTGGAGAACATGACACAAGCCGTTGCACGTGACGTGTTCAAGTCGTGCTATCCGCGTGTCACCGAGGCCGGTTACTCTATCCGTCTTCCAATTCACGATGAACTGATTACATACGCGCCAGACGGCCTGCTGTACGGTCCCGACCACCTGGCAGGGCTCATGGCACAGACGCCCTCATGGGCGCCGGGATTGCCGCTCGCCGCTGCCGGTTTCGAAGCGTATCGATACAGAAAAGACTAGTTGCCTTTTCGTTTTGCAATTGCTATAGTCTGTTCAACAACACAGGAGAACATCATGTTTTCACGAGACGCAAAACACTACCGTCCGACGCCTCGCACGACTCAGCAGGCGTTCGGTGCGTACCATAACTTCTACACGACCAACACGCCGAAGAAGCACGAACGCCTGGTTGCGATTGTCGGCGTGATCTTCGCCGGCGTGGTTCTCGGTTTGCTGTTTGGGTGGAGGGGATAATGCATCTTTTTCCCGAAGAGTTGGCGATAAAGAATCTTCAGAACAACCGTGACGGATGGGGCGAAGAACCGCCCGC